AATTCTATAAAGGTTAATTTGTTAGGACCATGTTCAAGTTCCCGTAAGAACTTAAATCCTAGAAACTTTAGAAGTTTAAGATGAGCGGTGTTCCGTTTATCTACTATGTTCCAAAGGAGTTTTTCTTCTCTGCTTTCTATAAATCGTTTTGCTTCACGTGCAAAAGTTAGAGGGTATTCATGTATTGCTGGGGTGCATAACATCCATACTAAACCTCCTTCTTGTACTCCCGCTAATCCGGCAGTCTTGCCGTTAGGGACATTGAAGTAAACTGTTTCTCCATGGAAAGCAGTCTGAGGAATATAAAGAAGTGGTTCATGACCGTGGCCTTCCTTCACTTCTCTATAATCATCAGGTCGAAGATGAGAGGCTACATAAAGAGCAGCCTTCTCAGTAACTGGGTGAATGTAATTAGACACGTTGATAGTATCTTGGTGAATAATCTCCTTCCCAATTCATTGAATGAACTGTAGCTGGAGATGGGTGATTTGATTTTATAAGTACTGATAGATTTACATTTCTATCATATACTGGTATAGTATGATTATAACCATCAGCTATCGCAGGTGTACTAGCATTAATATTATCCCATTCTAATGATTCTACTGTATATGTATAATCATCTCTACCTCTACGTTTAAGTGTAACATCTATAACCCCTACATCTCCAAAGTCAAAGTTCATTCTATGTATAACAAGAGATCCTCTAGTCTCAGATCTCACCTTACCACCTTCATCTCTGACCATATATAACTTAGGTAACTCTACTTCAAATTCATATTCATATCCAACAATAAGATCTGTGTTAACTGAGACACCATCTTTAAGAGAAGTCTTCCAGTTACCAGGTAATGTTATTACTTTATTAGGGTTAGATCCAGATATATCAGCAGCCTGTACATCATAACTCTTACCTGCGGCATCACTATCTGTAGTACAATATACTGTCAATGTACGTGTACTATAGAAACCAGCACCTAGTGTAAATGTAGAAGTATCAGCTGCAGTATTATAAGTTATATCACCTGACGCAATAGTTTTCTTAGTATCTAAATGTACACGATTATCATCAGGAGCTGTACCTATCATAGGAGTTCCTAAAGTTAATTTTATGTCAAATTTTTCTAGTGTATAATCAGACCCATTTTGTAATATTGCATAATATACGTCATCTAAGATAGTATGGAAGACAACATTATTAGGTAATGTCCATCTAAACCATGCAGACTGAGCACGTTTATCACCAGCTTGGAACCACTTATAACCCCATACTTCATTAGTTGCAGCATGTAATGTACTATCTACACCATATAAAAGTAGGTTATTTTCTGTGGAACCTGTAACCATAGTAATATTATTTGGAAACAGTCGTGCAATAATCTTACTTTGTTCTTGTACTTCAGGTTCAGTATTTGTTTGTATACTGGCCATTTCGTAGAACCTAGCATTCTTAGCAGTACTGTTTAAGAAGCCTAATGTAGTACCTAATGAAATAGGTTCAGTATCAGGGTTAAAAGCATAAGAAGATAGGTAAGCAATCTTAGCAGTCTCAGGAGTAAGCAAAGCTTCTGCACCTGAACTCAATAAGAATTGTTCACTTGCACTAAATATAACTAAACCTGCATTTGATTCAACTGCATCATATAATTTAGTAGGGAATGTAGAGCTAGATTGTAGGTCAATAGGATCTGCATTGGATATAGCCATAGCAGTCTTAACCCAGAAGTGATAGAATTGATTAACTCTAGATAGGATCAAATTAGCTTCACTAAGTAAGGCTATTCTATTTCGATAGAACACCATCTTTTGAATAGTGTTACCTACAAAGGATGGTTCAGAGTTAGTTACATCATCACCTACATCACGCTTACCCCAATCTGGATAACCAAATCTAAAAGCACCATTAGCATAAGATGTTGCACTACCACCGTTGATAGAGAATGTCCCAGGAAGTACTCTAGTGAGCTTCAGAGGCATTGTATCATCATCAAAGGTAGTTGTTATCCCAGGAGCTGCTACCTCTTCCCACACGCCTTCTCCGAATCGAGCTGGGTGTATTGTAACAGTCTCACCTGCACTGATTGTACCAGATGATGAATCTGTAACTGTAAATGTATTAGCGTCAGCTACACTTTGAATAGTATAGTAACCATCTGTAGCAGCACCACTAGTAAAATCTAAGATGACTTCACTACCATTAGCTAGACCATGGTTATTTGATGTTACAGTTATAGTATTACCAGCTCTTGCATAGGTAGCAGTCTGTACTATATCTGCTGATATACCTTCAGCTTGGAAGCGAAGATAATAATCATCCATATCCTCACCACTGTTAACTACACGTACAGTATATCCATGACGACATACACGTGGTAAGTCAGCTATATTATTAGCCTCAGTAGTAGTGATAGTCATTAGAGTTTTCTCAGGTGTTGTTACACCAAATGGAGTAGCTCTGTATAAATGAATACCATTTCCGCAAATCGTGGCTGTTATACCATGACCAGTTATTGCATCTAGTACAGTTTTTATATCACCTAATATACCACCAGATGATACATGTTCTTCCGCACTAGATGATGTAGGATTAGGTCTTACACCTACAATATTTGCTCTAGAGACAACATTGATATGACTCTTTACAGTGACAGTTGTTGTAATCCCTTTCTCAGATGTATATTGATGAGTATCTCCTGTAGTCCAACCTTCTCCACCAAATTGTAATTTAACAAATGGTTGATATGCATCATGATAACTATAACTAGAATCAACTGGAGGTGTAGGTTGAGGGGTACATCTTGTATCTACTTCATACCTCATCCTAGACTTACCATTAGCACTCATGTTAGGAGGCGAGGTACCAAACTTATCTGTACCTGTGCTTATATTAACTGTCTCTCTACCCATACCTAAGCAGTCACCGTTACTTGTACCACTATAACTAGTAGCCTCATCGATAACTAAACCTGTAGCACGAGTATGAGTATAGGTAGTATTATCAGTTGGATCAAATATATCTAACGCATACTGCTTACCATATGATATAGTATCAAGTGCTATAAATGCTTCATTTAATTGAGCAGGTGATTTATCACTAGCACCTGTTTTCATTGCTACAGTCTTACGTCTGTTAACAAAGAAAGTAGTTTCATTAATAGTTAACACCTGTATATCAGAAGACTTCTCATCTGATAGTGCAGTATTATCTAAGTAAGTAGCTTTATTTGTTCCAGTAATATCATTATAATCCACGGGTATCTCAACACCGTCACTACATCTCCAAATTTTAACAGCTCCATCAGCTCCAACTTGTCCAATGTATTGTTCCTCATCTGTTGTATAAATATCAAACCATTTAGTATGAGATGCGGTGGAGGGTGTTATAGTATTTACCAGCTGACTACCAGGACGTTTGATTAATTGTCTAACAACGTCAGGTACACCATTAACTAAGTCTACTACTTGTCCTGGTATTTTTTTCTCATCTGGTTGTGTTGATATACCTAATACATAATTAGGTACTTTTTGTGTTACACTTGCCATTAGCGTCTTAAGGCTGTATAAGGTTTATAAGATTGATATGCAGATTCATCTGGCCAACCCATAAAGTTATGGTCACCTTGATTGCATTCATATTCTAAAGCAGCTGCACGAGCTTGTTGTTCATATACTGCTAACATCTGCTGTAGTTGAGCATTAGATACTAACTGTACTGCAGCTCTACCTGATGCTTTGTATATTATATACCTTTGGAATGGTGCTGGTATATCTTCAAAACTAAGTAGTCTTACTTTATTTACATAGAAGTAATCATCATCTGGATATTCAAATGTATGGTTTACTCTATCATATAATTTCCAGATACCATCAGAATCTTTTCTTCTAACGAAGTCCCGAGTTTTATCCCATGCATCTTCATTATCTATACGTGATACATCAGATTCAATTATAATTTTATTATCAGATCCTACTGTTTCTTTAATATGATATTCCATGTTAAATGTCCAGCCTTCTGCCTGAACATCTTGCATTACTTCTTTAAGTATATTATAAATAAATGATATCTCAGGGTTGGCAAAGTCTAATCCTGATATAGGAGCTTGACCGATGCTACCAAGAATCGCATTGACTGCGGATAGTTCGGTATCGATATCAACGGTTGTGGTAGTCATAGGTA